GATAAGACTTGGATGCAACGTGGTCACTTCAGACGGCAGCCATATGGTAAACGTGATAATCCGATGTATAAAGAGATATGGATTGATGCGATGTGGAAAGGAAAAGGATCTAAGATTTTAGAGAGAGTAATTAAAGTTTAAGCGAAGTATAAATACAATGCTTAAACTTAGTCATTACAAGCAGCCTGCAAGCTGATGTAATAGATCAAAGAGATGTGAAGAGCATCTGATTGAAATGTAAGGTCATTATATAGATTTTGACCTTAAACTTCAGCCTGATACTTGTCAGCATCTCTTCAAACATGGAGAGGTTATATGAATAAATCACAAACTAAATTATATGTTGTTAAAGTCGGTAGGAAAACAGGTACGTTTTTCACATGGGCTGATTGTAAAAAACAGACAGATGGTTTTAGTGGTGCAGTTTTTAAATCATTTACTGATATTAAAGCTGCTGCTGCATACTCAACAGGTAGACTTAAAAAGATCAAGAAGAAGAAGCTGCAGTCAAGAGCTACAAAGAAAAAGCCTGATAATGGAATGAGAAGAGTTAAGACAGCTAAAAAAACTTACATGGCTATAGGCAGAGCATAATGATTACTGTATTAGCTTTATCTCTATCTCATGATCTATACAACATGGTTTACCATCAATGTGAGCTTAATGATATACCTGAGCCTAGTGATGTGTTTGAAACTATGCATGGTCAACTGATCGCTACATGGCACATCAAAGGTCACTTTGGAACATCCATATCTCAGCAGTACCTACACGATATAAAACTCAAAATGAAACTATTACTAAGTGCATCAGATGCATTTACTAATAAGATCATGGGCTTTGAGTACAGCCTTGAAGAAATACCAACACTAAGATCAACTGAATTTACAAAGTATGATCTAAGTGATTTTGCAGCAATAGAAGATCTAAGATATAAGCAGACTGATAACCATTGGAGATCAAATAAGGCTGATCATACTGATGATGAGATGTTTGATAGGATCAGAAACTATGCCTACAGCCTTAAAAGACGTAACATGCTTGATCATGATGAGCTGATGAGCTATGCTGAAGCACAGGGCTTTAAAGAGAAGGTGTGCAAGCATAAGGTGGCATCAGTCTACAGATGGGTTAGAGATAACTATAAGCATACAGGTGAGCATGTTAAAAAACCAACGATCCCTAGAAAAGTAAATGCATTGATCCAAAGCAAGCAGAGAAGTGAGGATAAGATCAAGGCGTTTAAAGATTATCTCACATTTATTGATCCTGATCTGAATGAAGTGAGCATTAATCAGTTGGCAAAAGCTGCAAAAATAACATGGAGATCAGCTAAGAAATACCTTATGCTTTTCATACGATCTATAAGGGGTAAACCTAGTGCAGCGTGTGATAGTGCTTGGTGTGCTGCAGGTACTGATCTCCAAGAGCTAGACCTTGCCATGAAGTTCAATGATCTGTTTGAAGATCTTGGAATAGCTGATCTTAATCCTAACCTGCAAGAGAGAGATTACAGGCTTATTGTGTAAGTGTTGTGTACGAATTGTGTAATTCATAAACAAAACCCTTGACAAAGGTCAGACCTTTAGTGTATCATTGCCTCAACAAACAACAAAAAGGATCAACATGAACACACTTAGAGAAGAGATTACAGCATTAGAAGTTAAGTTACAGATCATTACTGATTGTAAACTGTTTAAATTTGAGATCGCTGCTGCACTTGATGCATCTGCAACTACTGAGAACCAAAGATATGCAAAGTATCAAATGAATTATGAGTCATTCACATCACCTGAGCTTAAAGATGCAAGACTAGCACGTATCAAATACATTCAAGCAAAGATTGATGAGCGTGAAGAGTTTATCCATTCAGCTAATAATTTTCTTGATGAAGTAGCTGCTGAATGTGATGAAGATGCTGCAGAAGAAGAAGCAGCAGAGACAGAACGACTTTCAGATCTTGCAGATGAGCTTTGTTATACAGTTGATCAGATCAAAGAGATTGAAGAGATCACAGGTGAGATCACAGAGGTAGAAACTTACACAAACTATGATATGACTGTTATTAGTGCTGAAGATGGTGAGTACATGGTTGGTACTGATGAAGAGGCTGATGAAGCATGGGATCAAAGCTTAGATAGCTACCTTGAAGATTGTATTTATCCTGAGTTGCCTGAGTCAGTAAGGAATTACTTTGATGATGATAAATGGAAGAGTGATGCTAAGTATGATGGGCGTGGACATTCTTTGTCTAGCTATGATGGTAATGAGCATGAAACATCTGATCTGATCCTCTTTAGAACCAACTAGAACACCCTCTTAAAGATGCCTTGATTGGCATCATCTTCAATACTTAATCAATATGTGTTACAATTAGTGATGGCAACTAAATCTAAACGAAGCATTGTTACAGGTTTGACAGTTAATGAAGAGGTCATGGCACAGCTCATTGCAGACGGTCATTCTAACTACGATGCATACATACAATCACATGGTGCAGGTAAGGCAAGTAAAAAGACTAATACTGAGCGTGCATCACGTGTTTCAGGGCGTTACAACATAGCTACAAGAGTAGAGATCCTACGTGCAGCACAGGCTGAAAGGTCAGCAATCAATCGTGATTGGATCGTGGATAAGCTCAAAACAATCATTGAGGTTGGTGTAGAAAGATCCATCATGGTAGAGGTCAAAACTACAAGACCTCAAACAGGTGAATATTCTGAGATCATAGAAGAGAGATCATTGGAGAAGTTGGTTGACTCTTCAGGAGCTAATGCTGCACTTGACAAGATGATCAAGATGGGTGGACTCTATGCTGCAGAGAAGTTTGAAGGTGAGGTCAAAACCAAAGGCAAGTTCATTTTGAACCTGCAGCCTAGAACTGATCAGGATCAAAAGAGTGGGTGAGATTAAAGAGTACATCCCTACTGATGCAGACATGATCTACAATCCATCCATTACCGTTAACAATTATATTCAAGATTATACATTCGTAACTTTGATTATAGGTGCAATCGGATCAGGCAAGACTCTTGGATCAATCATGAAGTGGTACATCTTGATCCATGAACAAGAACCTGATAAAGATGGGTGGAGAAAGACAAGAACAGTTGTGATCAGGAACACTACTGTAGAGCTTAAAGATACTACGATCAAATCATTTGTTGAGTGGTTTGGTGATGAGCTTGAAATGAATTGGGGTAACTTAACTGCAGTCTATAGAGATGAGCAGGACATGGTGCAGGCTGAGATCTTGTTTAGAGCACTAGATAAGCCGCAGGACATGAAGAAACTTCTATCACTTGAAATTACCTATGCCTACTTAAATGAGCTGAGAGAGCTACCTGAAGAAGCCTTGTACAATGTAACATCAAGACTTGGACGTTATCCATCACCAACAATGGGCGTGAAGGCTACTTGTCCATGTGCATTTGCAGACTCCAATGCATTTGATCAGGAGCATTGGGTATATAAACTCTTCATTGAGAATTGTCCTAGCAATCATAAGCTATTCCTGCAGCCGCCTGCTATTTTGGATGATGGCACGATCAATCCATTAGCTGAGAATTTAGAGAATTTACCTAAAGAATATTATGGCGATTACATGAAGGGTAAGCCGCAAGATTGGATTGATGTAATGGCTAAGGTCAAATTCATTCCATTGCAGACAGGCAAGCCTGTTTATCCTGAATATAATGATCGCTTGCATTGTTATGATCAGAAGGATATAAGACCACCTGATCGCTACATCCCACTTATTTGTGGTGGTGAGAATGGCAGGACAGCAGCAGTTGTCTTTGGTCAGGTTGATCAGCTTGGCAGGTTGGTGGTGTTTGATGAGATCACATCTGAAGATGTTAGCAGCATGGCGTTTGGTAAACATGTGAAGCAGATGATGCAGCAGTATTATGGCGATTATAAACATATGATATGGCTTGATCCTGCAGCAGGCAGTAGAGGTCAGGTGACTGATCATACTCAGCTGAAGGTATGGCAAAACATTGGTTTGAGCGTGAAGCTTGCACCAACAAATAAGCCTGATATTGTTGTAGAGGCAGTCAAGGCAAAGCTTAACCAACTGATTGAAGGTGTACCTGCTTTGATCATATCATCCAAGTGTAAGATGTTACGCAAGGGATTGAATGGTGGCTACCAATTTAAGCGGCTCAATGTGAGTGGTGGACGGTATGCTGAGAAGCCTGATAAGGACAAATACTCTCATGTGTGTAATGCATTGGAATATCTTGTCAATGGTATGGGAGCAGGGCGTGAGCTTATGACTTCAAACAAGATGCGTGAGCTTGCAGCATCAGGTAAGACTTTTAGTGCAGGTAAAAAATTCAAAAGGTGATCAATGAGAAAATTTAAGTGGTTGAGATTGAACAAAAGAGAGCAGCTGAAGTTTAGCATATGGACTAAAGAACAGATCTATGAGCAGTACATCAAAACACATAGACTCTTGGTGCAGGATCGTGATGAAGTCAACAGACTACGGATGATCATTGCAGGCTTAGAGCTTGATCTAAGGAGAGCAGATGCTAGAGATAAGACTTGAAGCACTTACTGATCATCTGATTGATGAGTTAACGCCAATACTTGAAACACATAGACAGGAGCTGCAGAGTTATCCTGATATGATACTCAATCCTGCATGGGAGATCTACAAGCTGATGCAGGATCTTGGCAAGACCATGTTTCTAGTTGCAAGAGATGATGGTGTTATTGTTGGTTATTGTATGTATATTATTAGTGCAAACATGCATTATAGAGATTTTGTGTATGCTATTGAAGATGTTTTTTATGTGGTCAAAGATCGCAGAGGAAGCAAGATCGCAATCAAGCTGATCAGAACATCAGAAGATCTGTTATCGCAGCGTGGTGTTGATGTAATAACGCATCATGCTAAGTTTACCAATAACTTCAAACCATTCTTGGAGAAGTTGGGATATACAGCAAATGAAACAATGATGATGAAGCGGTTATCAAAAATTAAGGAGTAGTTATGGGAGTAGTAGCAGCAGTAGGGGCAGTAGTTGGTGCAGTAGCAGCAGTAGGTGGATCAGCAGTAGCTTATGATGCCAATGAGAAGGCAAAGAAAGAGGCTGAAGATGCAAAGAAAAAGAATGCAAAGATAAAAGCTGAAGCAGAGCGTGAACAGGCAAAACAAAAAGAGATCAATAGTGCTGCATCTGCACGTATTGAACATAAGAATAGTGCTCGTAAGAAACGTGCTAATTCAGGTGGTGGACTATTGTCAGGTGGCGATACAGGCATCATGAAAACAAAATTAGGAGAGTAATATGAAGTTTAGAGTAAGTAAAGATACAGATGTTATTTGTGTTGGTTGTGAAGGCACTACACGTTGTGTTATAGACAATATCTATAACACAGATCATCTTGCATGTAATTGTGATGTAGAGCAGGTGATGGCTGATATTGACAATCCACCACCATTTTCTAAAGAGATGTTAGAAGCACCTGAAGATGGCAGCAGACAGGCAGGGCTTGATGAACTTAATGAACTTGATCCGCAAACAGATACTGATGATGCAGAATTTCAAGAAGAGGATGATGAGATGAGAGGTGAACATAAAGATCAAGCAAAGATGTTTGAAGATCCACCTGAGAACATTATTGATCCTGCTGAAACAGACATGGATCAACATCAGGCACGTTTGCACTTAGAGAGTCTTGGTTGGCAAGCACTTCTGAAAGCTGCTAAAGCAAATGGTGTTAAGAAGTCACCAAAAGACAAAACACCTGAGCTGATTGAGAAGATCTTGGCAGAGGTGTTTGGAGAGGCAGGATCAGATGAGCTATGAGATACTACATGCACGTTTTGCCAAAGCTAAAACAGAGAAGAGTTCTGTATTAGAACGCCTGAAAGAGGGCTATAGATATTCTAATCCATCTGCAAATGTGGATGATTATTTTAGTGATGGTGGCTTAGATGATAGACCTGAAGTGTATGATGATACAGCAGTTCTTGCACTTCAGAAGTTTGCTAATCGCACTCAAACTCAGCTCACTCCATCATGGAAAACATGGGCTTTGCTTACTGCAGGATCTGATGTTGAAGAGGATCAAAAGGCAGAAGTAAATGTGCAGCTTGAACAGGTCACGAAGGTTATCTTTGAGCACATCCATCACTCTAACTTCTTATCACAGGAGCATGAAGCATTCCAAGATCTAGGGATCAGTACAGGTGCAATGATATGTGAAGAGGGTGATGGGATCAGTTCATCCCTAAACTTCAGAGCAGTACCTATGATAGAGCTTGTCGTTGAGCGTAATAGTGATGGCAAGGTCAAGACGGTTTGGCGTGAGTTCAAGTTGGAAGCTAATCGCATTACAGAGCTATTCCCTAAAGCAACTCTTAATCATACGATCTCAGAGATCATCAGAACAAAACCATCTACAAGAGTGGAGCTGATCGAGGGTGTTGTATATGATCCAAAGACTAGAATGTTTAATCACGTTCTGCTGCATCCAAGTGATGCTGATCAGCTCATGGATCTTGTCTTAGAGTCAAGTCCATATATCGTGTTTAGAGAGTTTGTATCACCAAACAGAGCACTTGGTTTTGGGCGTATCTTGCAGCTGCTACCTACGATCCTGAAGCTTAATAGCCTGAGCTATTATGAAGATGTATCTGTAGGTATTAATGCAGCAGGAGCGTACACAGTAGCTGATGATGGTATTGCATCTGCAGACAATATCAGAATAGAGCCATTTGCACTAATCCCTGTAGAGTCTAATTCAAGTCAAAACCCTACGCTGCAGCCGCTTAATCAAGGTACACGTTTTGATGTGACTGATGTTAAGATCAAAGAGCTGCAGGGTGAGATCAAAGAGGCTATGCAGTCTCAATCGTTTGGTAACATTGAAGAGACACCTGTTAGAACAGCTTATGAGATGAGTGTACGTGAAAATGATCGTATGCAAACAACTCATGGATCTTATGGGCGTATGCAGACTGAGTTCTTAGATCCAATGCTCAGGCGTGTTGTATATGTGCTTAAACAGGCAGGAAAGATACCTGATGTGCTGATCAATGGTAAAGAGATCACGATCAAGTTTACATCACCTGCAGCACGTGTGCAGGATGCAGAAGATCTGCTTGCACTCCAAGAGTTTTTGATGTACATGGAAGGGCAGCCGCCTGAAATTGTAAGTGCTAAGTTTAAGATTGAAGAAGTGCCTAAGTATGTAGCTGATCGTGTAGGTTTACCTGCATCTATGATGAGAAACAAGGCAGAAGAAGAGAAGGCAGTTGGTGACATGCAAAATGCTGCAACAATAGGACAGCAGACAGCTACTGATGCAGGAGTGCCTGATGTTGCACCTGTTATAGGAGCTGCTTAATGCATGATGCTTATGTACCACTTCATCAGCGTATTCAGCATTCAAAAGAAGCAAACAAAGAGGTCATAGCTGATCTTGAAGCAAAAGAGAAAGAGATGTGTGAGATGTATGCAACTCTCTTCTCTACAGAGGTAGGCGTGAGAGTGTTGGATCATATGGTCAACACTTACTTGGCACGTTATCCAAAAGAGGATGCCACACCAAATGCAGTTATGTATGGTTATGGTCAGGAACATGTAGTAAAAGATATTCTTAGGAGAATTGAAAAATGAGAAACAAGTATGTATTTATGGATGAAGCAAACGCAGGCGAAGGTGGTGCAGGCGGTGGTGGTGGTGCTGATGATGGTGGTGTTCTTGATGGTGGTGATAATGGCAGCGGTGGTGTTGAGTTTGGTGCTGATGGCTACAAGTATGCAGGCAAATATGCAACACCACAAGAGCTAGAGACAGGCTACAAAGAAAGTGTATCTATGCACACTCAGAAGATGAGTGAGATGGGTGATAAGCTTAAAGCCTTTGTTGGAGCACCTGAAGGCGATTATGAAAGTGTAGATGGTACAGATGGCTATAGTGATCCTGTAATGAAGTCTATTCAAGAATGGGGTAAAGATAATGGGCTGAGTCAAGATGCTTATGGATCTCTACTCAAAACAGTACGTGATGCTGATGCAGCTAATCTTGAAACATTCAAAGCTGATCAGATGAAGCTACTTGGAAAAGATGCTGATCAGCGTATCACCAATATCAATGACAAGTGGGCTGCACGTTTTGGAGCTGATAGCTTAGATCTTATGAATGGCATGGGGCAGACTGCAGCTCAGATTGAGTTCTTTGAGAGCATCTTGGAGAGTACAAGTGAAGGCAGAGTCAATCCTGATGGATCTGATGCAGGTGGTCAAATGAAGATCACTCAAACACAGATTGATGAGATGATGCACAAAGAAGATAGTGCAGGCATGATGAAGATGCAGACTGATCCAAGTTACGCCAAAGAGGTGTACTCAGCTATTGAGAAGTTCAATAAGCAGCAGGGAATAGGTTAACTATTTTCTTTCAGCAGGGTTGATCCAAGTGATCTTACCCTTGTTGATTGAACTTGCAGACAAAGTGTTACCTTTTCTGCTGAAGATGCTAAACAACTCTAACAAACCTAAAGCTACTACGAAGATAGCGAAGATATAAACTAATACCATACAAATTCCTTATACACAAATATTACACAAATGATACACAAATTCTGCACACTTGTCAAGTCAGACCTTTCAGACTCAGGAAACTCTTATAATAATCTATGCTATAGTTTCTGTATCGTTTAACTAAAACAGCAATGAACACCCTCTCACTTTTTAAGAGGCTCAAAGCGGTTTAGGCAAGTCGTAAAATGACTTTAGCTTGGACTCTTTGAGTCCAAATACCCTAAGTCGAAACAAATCAAAACAACAAGGAATGACATGAGTCGTTATCTTAATAATGTAGCAGTAACAGCATTTGATACAGCTACAAAACATGAGTATCAATCTATGGGTGCTTTACGTGGATGTTTTCGTACACGTACAGGTGTAACAGGCGAAAAGGCAACTTTCAACAAAATGGGTTCAGGTATTGCACATGAGCGTGGAGCACCATCAAGTGATGTTATTCCAATGGGTGTTGGTCATTCTTACAATGAAGCAATCCTAAAAGATTATGAAGCACCTGAGTACACAGATCTCTTTGGTAAAAAAGAAGTTCTTATTGATGAAGTCAATGAGCTTGCAACAACTACTAAGGGAGCTATTGGGCGTTTACGTGATCAGATCGCAATCAATGCACTACAAGCTGCACCTTTGGCAGATCTTCTTAACCGTTTAGTAAATGGTGGTGCTGCAATCGTTGGTGATGCTGCTAAAGCTATGAGCCTTACAACATTGATCGCACTACGTGAGTTGATGGACGATATGGAAGTACCTGATGGTGAGCGTTTCTTGGCTATGACTCCAAACGGTTTTACAGGTTTATTGAATGAAACTAAGGTTACATCAAGCGACTATGCATCTGTTAAGGCACTTCAGCAAGGGCAGATCTCAGAGTTCATGGGCTTTAAGTTTAAGCGTATTGGTACTAATCGTAAAGAAGGCGGCTTGAAGCTTGCATCTACAGGCGTTCAAGAGGCTTATGCATGGGATCGCAGAGCGGTTGGTGAAGCAATCGGTATGGATATTGAAACATCTGTAGAGTGGTCAGTTGATAAGCAGTCATGGTTATCTATGGGTAAGTTCAAAGGTGGTGCATGTGTTGCAGATCCTGATGGAATTATTCGTTTTCAATACAAAATTGTTTAAGGAGTCTTGAATGGCTAGATTTACAGCAGTAGCAGCAGGTTTTAATCGTGCTGCTTTGACAAATACAAGTGCTACAGGCACAGGTGTAGGAACATTCGTTTATGGATGTAACTTTAAAGCAGGTGTTACACCTGATACAGCATGGGATCTTGTAGCAGCTATGAAAGCATCAGGCTTTTTTGATGATGCATCTGATGTTCTTAGAATGGGTGCAGTTATCACTCTAACAGACGGTAAGACTACAGCTAATGTATGTGTTACTTCTGCAACAGGTGTGAAGCCTGTAACGGTAGCGTAAGTTATCAGTAGCGGTATTTGATGCCGCTACTATATAGTTTACTATATAAACTAAAGGGTTTTAAAATGGCACACTTAGCAATAGAAGCGGTAAAAGTAAAGTTGAGCAGTACAGGTAAAGAGGTTGTTTATGAGCCAAATGCAGATATGACTTCAGTCGGTGCAGGTGAGTTGATTGAGACAGCCAAGAGCGTTGATACAGATACAGGAATTGAAACGGTAATTGAAGCAGGAACTATAACTGCACAGCATCCATAAGGATCTGCAATGAATACAGCGATAGCAGTACATATTGCATCCAATGCTTTGATCCTTCTTGGTCACAATCCTATTTCTGATTTTGATGAGAAAGGTGCAGGAGCAAGAGTTGCAAAGAACTTTTATGAGTCCATGTATAGATCTCTTCTTGCAGAATATAATTGGAACTTTGCTACAAAGATAGTGAAGCTTAATCGCTTGGTTGATCAGCCTGAGATAGACTACCAATACCAATTTCAACTCCCTTCAGATCACATCAGAACAGTAACAGTACATCCATTCCAAGATCAATATGAGATCGTTGGTGACATGGTTTATGCTGATGCAAAAGAGATCCACTTGGAGTACATCTATAGGATTGATGAGAGCTTTTTAACACCTATGTTTAGAGAAGCATTTGAGCTTTATTGTGCAGCAAAATGGGCTATGCCTGTTACTGAGAATGGAACACTAGGCGGCACTTATTTTGCTATGTATGAGAAGCAGCTAAAGAAGGCTAAGAAGATTGACTCTCAGGAGAAGCCAAACAGAGGATCTGTAGATGCTGCAGCTATTCCATTGAGAATGAGACAGCGACAAGGCAGAACAGGTAGAAGAGGTTATAGATAATGCCTACAACTAAAGTCTCTCAAAACTCATTTACTACAGGTGTTATATCACCTACTCTTATGGGTAGAGTTGATGTGGCAAAGTATTATAATGCTTTGAGTGTTGGAGAGAATATAACTCTAATGCCGCATGGTGGGTGTAAGAGAAGGGCAGGAACACGATCTGTAACTAAGTCTCATGA